ATCTGGAGATGAGAATAAGCAGTGTTAAGAAGAACTAAGAAACTTTTAAAGAAAATAGCAGAAATGCTTTATAAGAACTGCGATAAGTTTGGATTAACAAAACAGGATAAAGAGGTTAAAGAGTTAAAAGAACTTATCGACAAGATGGGAGAGTGAGTAGATGTATATACAACCATATTACCTTGGTTTGTTCGTAGGAGCTTTTGGAACTGTTGCAACAGAAATTGTAATTGTGCTGATTAGCAACTACAGAGACAAGAAAAGAAAACAGAAGATGCAGGAGAGATTCAAGGAAGAATCCGAAGAGTAAGAAAGGAGCAACCATGGAGTACCCGAAACCAGTTATGAAGATGGGAGAGCTTGTGAAAATGGGGTTCCCGAGGTCGTTTCTGGATGAAGCCTATAGAGAAAGAGGACAGGACTTTGCACAAAAAGGTCCTAAGTCCAATTCTCCTATATTTTTCGATACAGAAAGATTTGAAAAATGGAGAATAAGAAAACTAGCAAATGAGAACCAAGCAATGCAGAGAGGAGGGTTCTAAATGAAAATGGGAGCATTCATGATGGGGTGTGGACTGTTAGTCTGCGGATTAGATTTAATGCCATTCTGGTTTATGGGTACTTGCGTAGCCGCAGGACTGGCATTAATCGCACAAGAGCGTGATGGATGGAAATGAAAAAAGCACCCAGACGTGCAGGTCTAAAGTGCTTAACAAAAAATGTATAAACCGATTATAGCAAGAAAAAGGAGATATGACAATGATTATTACAAAAAAAGAGTTTAAAGATGCAGCAAGAAAAGTAATTATTGAAGCAGTGAAAGAAACTAGAGACCCACGTTTTACAGAAGAGGAAAATAAGGTAGCAGATAAAAAAATTGCAACAGGCATGACAGAGTTTTATAGCAAACTTATTGTAAAACTTTACGGACAAGATAATGAAGAATGGATATACAACAAAGAAGAAACATTTGATAACGCAAATACAATCTTAAATGAAAGAATGGCGAATAACGATGCTATTGAAACCATTTTTGAAAATTTAGCATATACAGCAAGTGTGCTTAGACTTTTTGCAATGCTTAAAGAAAATGAGCAGGAAGAAACAGTACCAAAAGAATTTGACGTAGAAGAGATTCTGAAAGAAGCAGGGAGTGAGCAGGAATGATCGTAACAGGATACACAAACGAATATGGGACATTAATCCCAGAAGAAGATGCAACAGAATATATCTGGAAGCAGGCGAGAAACAATGAAGAAGATAAAACATGGCTACTAGAGTATATGTGGGACGTGTTTACAGGAAATCCAAAATTCAAAAAGGAATTAGAGGAACTAAAAGAAGCTCGTTTTGATGATGTATGCAGCGTGAAAGAGTGTGACGAGCAGGGAAACGTAATTCCGTATAACGGAGAATATGAACCAGAGGGGAGATAGATAACATGGGAATACATGAAAAAATGATGCACATACAAACGACATTAAAAGCACCTAAGAATCTGTACAATTCTTTTAGAAATTACAAATACAGAAACGCAGAGGGAATCCTAGAAGCGGTTAAACCGCTTCTAGCAGAAAACAAAATGTCAATGTACATAACAGATGATGTGCAGGCGGTAGGAGATCGTGTGTATGTAAAGGCTACTGTAAAGGTATGGGACACCGAAACTGGAGAATGGGTAGAAACATCAGCACTTGCAAGAGAAGCACTTAATAAAAAGGGAATGGATGATTCTCAGATAACAGGAACGGCATCATCTTATGCACGTAAGTATGCCTTAAATGGAATCTTCTTACTAGATGATACAAAAGATGCTGATACGGACGAAAATCAGAAAGAACGCAAAGCAAGAGCGGACAAGCAAGCAGACGATAACAATGCGGATGCAATCAGAGCTATGAAGATTTCAAAAATCAAGCAGGACACACTGTTAAGCTTATGTGATGAAATGGCATTTGATATTAACAAGATTCTTGCATCTTATCATCATAAGTCTATTTCAGAAATTACTGAGGGAGAATATCAGTATATCGTAGCAAACAAAGATAAAGCCAATGTAAGAAAGATTTGGAGCTGATTAGATGGAGACTAAAGCCAGAATCCATGATATATCCATTGATTTTGAAAGCGGTAAGCAGGTTATTTCCCTTGTATGTGAAAAAGACATACGAGGGGAATACGACCGACTAAAAGACAAAGAATGTCGGCTTAAGGTTGTTCAGTACCGTGAGGGCAGGAGTTTGGATGCCAATGCATACTTCCATGTTCTAGTTGGAAAAATCGCAGAAGTAATGGATTGTAGCAAGGTATTTATAAAAAACAAAATGATAGCGGAATATGGGCAGTATGAAAAGATAAACGGAAAGCTGATAACTATTCCGTTAGATGATGATATAGAAGCTTACGACGTAGAGTTTTGCCACCTGCAACCAACAACACAGACAACAATCAATACGGCAGGAAAGATTTTTAGAATCAATATTGTTATGAGAGGAAGCCACGCATACGATACGAAAGAAATGTCTGAATTGATAAAAGGAACGGTACAGGAAGCAAAGGCGTTAGGTATTGAGACAGCAACACCACAGGAAATCGCAGAAATGGAAGAAAGGTGGGGACTTAAGATTGAGAAAGAAAAAGTCAATCATCGTTGATGATATGGAACATTGTAAATTATGTGGAAGTCCTTATGTAGAGATACACCACTGTTTACATGGGACAGCAAACAGGAAGAAAGCTGATAAGTATAATTTAGTGATTCCGTTGTGCCACGAACACCACACAGGCGGTAAACAATCCGCACATTTAAATGCCAGATATGACCTTATGTATAAGAAGATGGCACAAAGGGCATTTGAAGAAAAGATAGGCACGAGAGAAGAGTTTATAAAGGAGTTTGGCAGGTCATGGCTGTAACATATACGATTCAAGGCAGGTTAGACGGATTAAATGCTTACGTTAATGCTTGCAGGACTAATCCTTATAAAGGGGCAAAATGCAAGAGAAGTAATCAGAAAATCTGTAGATGCAGCATCCCTTATGAATTGAGGGAAAAAGACAGAGAAATAATATTCCCTGTTCGTGTAGAAATTACATGGTACGAAAAGGACCGCAGACGTGATCCTGACAATATTGCATCGGCTAAGAAATACATCTTAGACAGCCTTGTAGAAGCAGGAGTGTTCCCAGATGATGGTTGGAAATATGTAAAAGGATTTACAGATAACTTTGAGATTGACAAAAAAAGACCACGGATAGAAGTGACTATCCATGAAACCAAATATCCATAAGATTAAGCAGGAGGGCAGTGAATGAACATAAATATAAATACAGACTGGGAATGGTATGAAAACACAAATGTATTTAGGTTGTTCTATCATTGCCTACTACATACAAATTTAGAGGATAAACGGTACTGTGGTAGAGAAATCAAGGCAGGACAATTTGTCTCTTCTATAACAAGAATCAGTGCAGAGACAGGATTAACAGAATCGCAGGTCCGAACAGCACTAAAGAAACTAAAGGACACTGGGTATTTATCCACAAAAAGCACAAATAAATACACGATATACACAGTTAACGACTACGAAAAGTACATAGATTGTGGACAAGTTGTAGAAGCAACTGCCAAGGTTGAAAATGGAACAAAAATGGAACAACCAGTGGAACGAAAAATGGAACAAACAGACAAAAACGCAAAGAAAAATTGCGAGAAATCAAAAGAAAATTGCGAGAAGTCAAACAAAAAAGCAATCAATGAATGTTTTGAAAAGCTCTGGAAACAGTACCCGAATAAACGTGGTAAGGGGCAGGTATCCGATGCAAAGAAAAAGACTCTGTATGAGATAGGAGAAGAAAAAATAGAAAGAGCCTTGAAAAGGTATCTGGATGATTTATCTAAGGACAGTAGTTGGAGAAAACCACAGAACGGAAGTACATTCTTTAATTCTGGTTACGTGGATTATCTGGACGAGAACTACGAAAAGCCACCAGAACCGAAGCCACAGCGAAATCCTGCAAGCATTTTAGAGTGCGAAAGAGATTATGGCTTTGACAATCTGGAACAACAGCTATTTAAGAAGCAATTAGAGTAAGGAAAAAGGAGTGATGGAAAATGTATCAGATGAGTTTTTTTAGTAATGAGATAGCCTTGCGAAGTTCTTCCATTACTAAGCAGACCAGAAGAGAATCACATAAAAAGGTTAATAAAGAAGCAATACATATCTTGATATTGGAACAACTTGAATACGGAGCAATGACAGCACGAGAGATCGCAACGGTGTTGTATAAGCACAAAAAAGTATTAGAACCGACAAGGCAGCAGGTACAACCACGATTGACAGAGTTAGTACAGGACGGACGTATTGAGGTATGCGGTAAACGACACGACAGCCTAACAGACAGAAATGTAGCGATCTACAGAAAGGTGGCTAAAGATGGGGTATAAAAAAATAAGCAAAGATCTTAAGAGAAAAATCCTTAAAGAAGTAGAAGAAACGAAAGAGGTTACTTCTGTTGCGAAAAAATACGGAGTAGACCCATCGAGCATATTCAAGTGGAAAAAATATGGTATCGAAGCAAAGCGAAGAGAGTACACAAAAGAGTTTCGCAAACAAGTTGTCAAAGAAAAAGTAGTTAAAAAGCTACATGTACAGGAATGTGGAGCAATTTATGGAGTACCTGGTTATCTTGTTAGATTCTGGGAAGATGAATTGGTGGAAGAAGTCAAAGAAGAGATTCGACAAAGCCGATTCAAAAAAAAGCAACATGAACGAAGATTTATTCATGTTACTTCACATTCTGGTTATTGGAAATAAAAACTAAATAATACTTTTCTGGTTTGATTCTCTGCCTAACGAAACTATAAATAATGTTTTTTGTATTTTCAGATTCTTCCATTTTTCATCTTTATTAGGCAGAGGCTCAAGCCAGAAAAGGCTTGTTGCACAGCAGGATTTTTATATACCACACGACAACTAAATAAAAGAATCCTCGCAACGCATAAGCAACAAAACTCTTTAATTATTTGTTGTATAAGTCATGATTTCCCCTGCTATTAACGGCAGGGGAGAGAATGGACAGTAAAGGAGTAAGAAATGCAAATTTATAATATAGAAACGAAAGCAATTATAAGCGGAGAAGAAATAAAAGAATTAGATGATTGTTTTATTTTGTCAAATGTTGATGAGGGAAACGATACACATACAACTATTAGATGTTTGAAACCAACATGGAACAAAGTAATTTGTAAAGAAACGTGTTTACATCGTATTACAAGTCAGCTAAATCAACTTACACAAGAAACAGTTATAGCTGTTGAAGAATCAAGCAATAATACAGATGCACTTATATTGAAGATAACATTAAAAGACGTTAGAGTGAAAATTTTATTAGTATATAACAAGCAAAACAAAACAGTATACATTGACAATTGGCTTATCAGCAATAGCTATTTAGAAAGAGCCATAGAAGATTATTTAAAAAATAAAGAGGACTAAACAGGAAAAGGAAGTGGAAATATGGATATTAAGAACCTTACAGAATCAGAACAGCAGGATTTTTACAGACTCTTAAAGAAGATGGACGGACAAGAAACAGATAAGAAACAGGATGCAAAGGTAAAGAAACCGAAGTACGGAGACACAGTCTATTACATTAACTATGTTGGAGAAATTACGAGAACTACATGGCTTAATGTTAAAAGAGATTCTGAAATGTGGGAATTAGGAAATGTCTTTTTCACAGAAGAAGCAGCGAAATTTGCCAGAGAAAAGAAAAAAGTAGAAGTTGAACTTGAACGATACGCAAAGAAACATAACGGTCCGACACGCAGTGATAGTTTTTACCTTTCATATAACGATGGCAGGGATGAAAAACTTGACTATGAAGTGTGGAGTGTTCGCAGACCACTTGGAGCGGTACCGTTCACATCAAAACAAGTTTTAGACAATGCAATCGAAGAAATAGGAAGAGACAGGATTCTTAAATACATCTTTGGGGTAGAAAGTGAGGGGGAGGAATGAATTTTACAAAAGCGTTCGCAGTATTTATGCAAATTGATTCAAAGGAGTTTACGGAAGATGAAAAATATGAAGCAATACAGCAGGTGTTAGATGCAGCGACAATAAACAGTATCACAAAAAAGCAGGTGTTAAATGTAGTGTCATGGTTGTTCAATAAGCAACAAAAATATAGATGGCACGACTTAAGAGATAATCCGAATGACCTGCCAGATGCGAATTATCCAAGCAATACATGGTTTGAGGTAGTGCAAAAGGACAATGAAGAAGAGCTTCCAAGAGCAGCAATGCAGTATGACGATGTGCTTGGCTTTGGATTTTATCATGACATTTTTGATCCTGTATCTTTAGGCTATGTAGATACAGAGTTTACGACAGCAGCGGAAGAGAGACTTGCTGAAGTGGTTGCATGGCGAGAGATTGAAGAATTTGAAAGTGAGGAAGAAGATGAAGATTAATGCAAAACAACCAAGTATTAAAACATACACATTAAGTCATTTCAAAATTGGAGAGGTGTGTATGGGTGTGAGAGATGAACATTATTATCTTGTAGTTAAATCAGAAAAAGAAAAGAAACAAATCGTGGATTTAACAGAAAACGAGATTATAAGAGATGCAGGATATATGAGATTTATACCTGCGATAGCAGAACTTAATATCAAGGATGTGGGGTAAAAGAAAAATGCCAGTAGCAAGATGCAAATATTGTAATAGCTTGTTATTCAATGAAGATGTTGGAAGAGAGTATATACAAATAAATTCTGACACGAAAATACAAAGCAGTTTTATTTGCCTTAAATGTGGAATGGAGTTAAGAAAAGAAGATTTCTTTGAGCCGTACAGAAGTATGATGAAGTAAAGGAGAAAGAACGATGAAAATAGTTGATATCAACACATTAAAAGGTTCAGACAGACACGGCAGTTGTGTAGAGTGTGAAAAAGATTTTACAGAAGATAAAGGAATGAAAAGAATCATTTTCGGAACAGATCAGAAGCGTACCATCTTCTTATGTGACAAATGTTACCATGATTTATTAAAAGAGATGACCAAGAAAAGATTAAAAGAAATGGGGGTTGAAATATGCAGAAAATAACAAAATGCCCATACTGTGGAAGTGATCGTGAAATGACTAGTAGGGTTAAATAAAGGAGCTTATTATGCCAGACGAAGAACTAGAAAAACGCATCAAACTTGAACTTGCACTTATTCATCAGTGCGAAGAATCAGACATTATAATTTGCCACATTAATGTATTAACAGATTGTTTTAAGTTTTATGTGATTTATAGAATGAAATATTCACTTTGTATGTCAATTACATTAGATGGTTTAGATATTTGTAAAGGAGAAACTAAATGAGTTATTCATGGTCAACAGAAAAATACAGTAACTACAGTGAAGATTTTGAAACAATAGAAGAATGCATCAAAGAAGCTAAAAACACAGGATGCAAAGCAGGTACCGTTATTTGGATTGGAAAAACAGAAGAAGCATATATAAGACAGGTAGACCTAACAAGTATACTAGAAGATTTACATAATGCTGTATACGATGATATTGGAGAGGTTGCAGAAGCTTGGTATATAGAAGATATAGATAACCAAGAATCATATGAAAAATGTGAAGAAGCAATAAATGATCTTGTCGTTAAGTTTATCGAAGAAAACGGAATGAAGCCGACTTTTGGAAAGATTACAGATATAGAGTCGTATGTTATCAAGTAGGAGGAAAGAACATGGACGTTATCAAACAAATAGATTACATGATCGCTTGCCTAGAGATGGCAAAAGAAGAAATCAACTATAAAAAAAGATATGAAATGAAAATAAAAATGAGAGAAGATAACGACTGGAACTGGTATGAGAGAAATAGGACACCAAGCAATACACTTATCAAAGAGAATCTTAGAAACGTTGGTAGAACAGGATTCAAGCTTGCGAAAGATTTAGAGGTGGGAGAATAAAAATATATTCAAATCGAGCTGATAAAAATGTGGACTGTATCAGAACAAGCATGAGAACAGAAAAACACAATAGTTTGCACGTAACATTAAATTTTAGGAGAACTGTTGGAGGACCAGTTACCATGGAAGAAGAAACAGGCAGTGAAGTGATAATAAATTTTACGGATACCTGCGAACTTGAAAATTTCATCATGGCACTGACACAGCTAAAGGAAATGACAAAAGGTTACTACGGTAAATGGGAGATTGAAAAGGGTAAAGGAGAACGACTATGACAATAGCACAGCAGGTAGCACACGACTTTTTAGAAAGCATAGAAAAGATGATCACGGCAAATAAACTAGATGTTGGAGTATTGGATACGAAAGTTTCTTATCAATCTTGCGAAGAAGCAATGATGAGTGTGACTGATACAAAATCTGGGAGCATTATTGCAACAATGAGATTAAATTTAAATACAAACAAACTAAAAAGAGAAATGCAGGAAAAAGAATTAGAAAATTATTGCCGTAAAAGAGTGTGCCCTATTTGCATTTTTAAAGGGCAACAACCGTGCATAGCGAGAAAAATTAGTTATGGAAGAGCTACTTGTAAAGAGGTAGAGGAAAGCTATAGAAAGATGGTGGAGAATAAAAAATGACAAGAGAAGATATAATCACTAATTTAAGATATTGGTGTAACAATATTGATAAACCATGTGAAGAATGCAAAATACATGATATATGTGTCGTTCGTGATCACGTGCAGACATTTGATTCTATGGACGATAAAAAGTTACAAGAATATTATAAATTGATGTATGGAAGTGAAGTGAAAGTAGAGAAAATGGAACCGGTAAAAGTTTTAGAGCAGATAACAAAAATAACTTATCCAGAAAAAATGAAAGACGTGTTACCAATGAAAGAATTTGTAAAAAACTTTTTGGAAAAAGGATACAAAGTTGAAATACTAACACACAAAGCTAGTAATGATTTAGATGTGGTTGTTTATAAAGAAGTGGAGATGAAAGAATGATACTAAAAATCTTACTTGTTATCATAGGTGTTTTCTTAGGACTGGTGGGCAGTGGTTTCTGCCAGTCCGCTAAAGCAAGAGATACGATCACAATGACGTTAGAAGATTATAAGCATATGGGAGAAATATTACACAGTTTGCCGATAAGAGAACGACACAAAAGCCTTAAAGGAAAAGACGTGGCGTTATACAGATGTCCTAAATGTAAAAGTTATGTAGCAGAATGGACAGAAGTTTGTGAGTGTGGGAACCGGTTAGACTGGGGAGAAAGTGAGGACTTACATGTTAATAATGACAAAAGATAGAGAGATTCTGAATCTTGATAATGTTCTTGAAATTCGGGCAAGCGAAGAGAATGTAGAATGTGAGCTAATGAATGGATATATTTACACAATACAATCATTCAAAACACATAAAAAAGCAGAAGATGCATTAGATAAGATACTTAATCAATATGACAGAGGACAAAGGGTTATCAAGTTATAAAGGAGCGTTATAAATGAATAACAAGATAAAAGAAAATGACAGTCCATCTTTAGCACTTGTAAACAGTGTAAGAGCTTGGGAACGACCAGATATTAATAAGATTGAGCCTAAAAAGGAAATAGAAGCTGTTATCAAGGAAATATTAGACAACACACCGAAAAAACCAAAGACAGGAGCAGGCTATTTAAGAATGAAAAGAGGTAATATAAATGAACGGTAAAGAATATCAAACAAAAGTAATGCGAACTAATGACGGATTAGGAACAGAAAGAATAATGAATATGGCTGATAATTTGGAACAGGGAGTAGAGGACAGCATACCAGACACTGGGATTGACTTGGGCGGAATTATTAACGGCTTATTCGGATTATCTGGAGAAGTTGGAGAACTTACTGATATGGTTAAGAAATGGATATTCCATGAAAGTAATTTTGACGAGGAACACGCAAAAAAAGAACTTGGGGATGTAATGTGGTATGTTGCTATGATTTGTGAATCATTTAATTGGTCGTTGGATGAAATTATGCAAATGAACATTGAAAAATTAGAGAAACGTTATCCAGATGGATTTGACGTTATCAAAGCAAATAACAGAAGTCCAGAAGATGTATAAAGTGGGGGCGTTATTATGAGAGGGAAAGATAATCCGTGCTATGGGTGTACAGAAGCCACAGGAAGAGCTTATAATTGCCATACCCTATGTGACGGCTATAAACAGTTTCAAGACGATTGCAAGGAAGAGAAGAACGTTATCAAAAGGAAAAATCCTTATTATAAGTTGTTATCAAAAGAAAAATTTATGAAAAGAAATGCTTTAAACAGGAACAGGAGGGGAAGAAAGTGATTAGTACAGCTAAAGCAATAAAGAAAACCAGAGAAGCACAAGGAATGACACAAAAAGAACTTGCTGAAAGATGCGGTTATACAGTCACTGATATTAAAGCATATGAACTTGGGGAAAAAGAACCAAAACACATTAATCTTATGACTATAGCAGGAGCATTGGGTGTTACGATGTATGAGATGTTTGAAAGAATGGAAGAGATTGAAGAACCAGAGAATATAAATCTTGATGTTATCAGAAACGCACTGAGTGCCTATAAAGCTATTGTAAAAACTCCATTGGACCAAGTGGCAGTAATGGCATTAAAAGAACTTATACAGTACAAAGAGACAGGACTAACACCCGATGAAATTAATGGGATGAAAAAAAGACACGAAAAAATTGACCTTATGGCGACTGAATATGATAATATTTGCGAGAAATACGACAAACTATATGGAAAGGAGCAAATGTGATGTATTGGCAAGAAAAAGAAACACGATTAGATATTGATGATGTCAGAAACGCACTAGAAGCTTATGAAGCTAATATTGTAACACCATTGGACCGCATTATAGTGAAAGCATTAAAAGAGCTTATAGAGTACAAAGATATAGGACTAATACCGCAGGCAATAAAAGACATGGACAAGATGTATCTTGAAAAATGTAAAGAAGTAAATGCACTTGTAAAGACCTGTGAACGGCTAGAAAAGGAGAAAAGATGAATAAACAAGACATATATACTCTATGTACATTAATTCCATCTATGGACGATTACAGCGGTCACAATATGTATCTATGCGGTAAACGTGACGGATTCAACGAGTGTGTGCAGATGTTAAAAGAAAATTTGGAAAGCATCAGCGAGGAGCAGGGACATGAATCGTGATCAGTTCCAAAAGTGGATTGACGAGAACGGAACAGGGCAGAGAGAAAACAAGAGTTGCAACGGTATAGAATGGGCACTTGTTACCATGAAAGATACGTGGATAGCCTTATTTGAGTACGTGAACGGCTCATATATCCCTTATATCCAGTGCAAGGATAAAGAACACGCATTAAGTTATATAAATGCCTTAGAACGTCTGTCAGTACCTTTTGACGTGATATAAAAAAGAGCCGTAGGTTAATTCCTACGGCTTATTCTATGCGTTCAAATACAATTTTTTTAATGATTCATTATCTGGATAGTCTAAATCCAACCATCTATCAAAAGCTTCTGGATTTCTCTTTTCCAGTTCATCCATAATCCAACCACGGACAATGGACAATTCAAGACTAATTGGTATAACTTCGGTCATGTCAAATTCTTTTATAAGCTATTCTGTTGATAATCTACTCAGCATAGCTCTTGCGTTCTTAGTCATATTTCCCAACTTTCTACCCTCGTAACCTCCGGGGTGGGCGGTGTATGTTATGCAGGTATTACAAGACTGTCACGATCAGCCTTGACAAGTCTGTTTTTGTTAAGCTTATCTTTCCACTGTTCAACAAGTGATTCATGGAGCTTTAAGGCTTCTTGCTTGCTGCAGGTTGTATAAGAATCAATTTCTTCGAAATCATCCATATACATTACAACAGTTTGGTATTCGTGTAATACTTCCACATAAACTGTGGAAATAATACACTCTGTTTGATGTAACCAAAATTTGTGTCTTGCGATTGTTTTATTCATTTTCAATCCCTCCTAAAATCTTTTTACAAGCTTCTACATACCCATCTGGAAGTGTTTCGGTGTTCATCTTTCCACCGCTTACTCTCCAATCAAGATATTTTTTAACTTCTTCTTTTTCTTCTCTTAGTTCGTAAATAAATTCTTCATAAGAAACGAAGTCCTCATTTTCGACTAACTTTTCAATTTCTTTTCTTAAATATTTCATATTTCAAACTCCTTTTTAAATGCTTTTCGTTTATCTTTAACTAGAGTATAAATGATTTTAGTTTAAAAGCCAATAGTAAAAATAAACTTTTTCCGTTTGACATATGGCATATTTTAAACTATAATGATTTAAAAATAGAAAAGAGGTGTGATTGATGGAGTACAACATAAATTTTACTTATGAAGACAATAAACAACTAAAAGAAATCTACAAAGAACTACTAAAAAGAAACGGCATGACAATGACAGAAGCTTCACAGCTTTTAGGATTGTCAACACCGCAGCAGCTAAACAACAAATTTAACAATAAAAAAGTATCCCTAAGTGATTTAAAAGATTTTTTAAGTATAATGGGATATGATTACGAGATAGTAATAAAAAAGAGATCTGGGAGCGTGTGAGTTCTTCCGGATCTCTTTCAATCTATGCAATTCTTGAAATGTTGGAAGTCTTTACTTTTTCACTTCCATATTTTTTCTGAATGTCCTCGAAAGACATTTTCTTTTTATGCCACTTTCCAGATGGTTCGGTTGAGAAGTGCCACTTTTTGCGATTCTTAGACCACTTAAAGCCTAACTTCTTTAACTGTTCTCTATATGGGTATGTATTGCCGTCTACCCATATCCAAGAACCGACAACTTCAATGTTAAGACCATCGAAAGAAACTATATTATTGATAACATTTCTTAAGGCTTCGTCTGCCTTGTAATCAAATGTATTTTTCTTTTCTTCTTCTGGTGTCTGTCCTGCCTTAAGCATGTCAAACAGCTTCTTATACTCTGCCGTGATCTCTTGACATGTAGCAACGTCTCCACCATTGTCTGGGTGGTTGGCTACCATTAATTTTTTGTATTCTTTTCTAAGTTCTTGTAAGTTTTTGGCTGTAAAATATTTCATGATAACACCTCTTTCTGATTTATCGTTCACCTTTAACTTGCTTTTATTATACATAAAAATTATGCATACGTCAATAGAAAAGTGCATAAAATTTATGTATAAAATTCTTGAAGTAAAATAAACAGTATGCTATAATAATGTAAAAGGAGGGAAAACGATGATAAAATATAAATTAGATGTACAGGAAGAATTAAAGAAAAAAGGGTATACTTCTTATATAATAAGAAAAAACAAGTATTTAAGCGAGGGAACACTTGCAAAGATAAAGCGAGGAGAACCAATAAATATGAAAAGTCTTAATGCTATTTGCTGTATGCTTAGAAAAAACGTAAATGATGTGATAGACATAGAAATAACAGACGATGAAAAAATAAAATATTTTATCTGAAAAGTGTTGACTTATACATAAATATTATGTATAATAAAGGCAGTTAAAGGAAACGGCAAAAAAGAAAAGGAGATATGAGTCATGAAAAAAGAATTTTGGGAAAGAGTAAAAAGAGAGAGGATTGTTGACACGAAAAAATATAGATATGTATTAGATACAGACATAAGATTGGAACGGCCTTTAATAAAAAGGCTACCAATTGAAGACCTTGACACGACCGCAGCAATTGACGGGTGGGAAGTTGTAAAGGAGCTTTGAAAATGAAATATAGAACAAAAAAGGCTTGCTTGGATTGTGGCAAGTCTTTTTATGGTAGTGCGGATAAGTTGTATTGTGACGAATGCGCGAAAAAAAGAAAGTCTAATGTAATGAGAACCAGAGTGTGCCGGATGTGCGGTAAAGAGTTTCCCGGAGGTCCTAGAGCTTTTTATTGTCCAGATTGTAGAGTTATACGCACCAGAGAAACACAAAAAAGATTTAGGCAAGGAAAAACAGCTAAAAGAAAACTTGGGAGTGTCGATAAGTGCGAGCTGTGTGGCAATGAATACATTGTAACGGCAGGCAGACAAAAATATTGTTCGGAAAAATGCCAACACGAAGCAGGCTTATTATTGCAAAAAGAATATAAGAGTGCTTATAATAAAGAGACAGAGCAAACAAAAAAGAAAGCGGAAAAGAACAGCAAAAAACAAAAAATTTGTGAGTATTGCGGTAAAAAATTTCACTCCAAAGTTGCAAACAATACTTGTAGTGATTACTGCCGGCGCAAACAATCACAAATTAGAAATGCAAGGGCACGGATTAACAGAGGCGAGAAAACAAATCTTGACACTTTGTTAAAAGAGAGAGAAGAGTATAGAAACAAAGTAAACGATAATAAAGGAGGCGCGCGGATGAATGTAAAAAATCAGTATGGGAAAGAAGTAAATTTTGATGAAGCACTAAAATTAATGGATGCGGATTTAAGAGAAAATGTAGCGTATGAATTGAGTCTTTCGTCTGATCAAGAATTTTTTGACAAATACGCCGAAGCACATAAGAAAAAATTCGGGACAACTTGGGAACCAGATCAAGAATAAAAAGAGTGTAAACAAAGGCACTTCCTACCATGGTATAATTATCTTAGATAATAACCATAGTCGGGAGGTGCCTTTTTTGATTGTAAATAAACTAAAGAATTGCTGTGATGATTGTGTATACTGCGAGATCGTGACAGAGACAAAGAGAAGAGCAATACCAGAAAGAGGTGCAGAATGGAAGATAGAAGTATATGCTGTGCTGAATATATGTATCTACTAGGAAGTAATACAAAGAACTACTATATGTGTAACGTAGGCAAGTATGACAGAATAGACAACGCATATCTATGCACCTGCGACAAATATAAAAGCAGGAATCCAAACACAAAAGAATATAAGAGATAATAACAGATCGTTAGAGGTGGCAAATTTCGTTGCAACCACGCACCCTATGGGTTAAAAGAGATGCAAGAGATGTGACGCTTGCCTAACGGTCTGTTTAAATATATATAAACCTAGAAAGGATGTGAGAAGATGAATCTAAATAGAATTATGAGAAAACTACAAAGAGCAATAGTATCAAACGGATTTGTAATAAGCTTAGACACAACACAATTCTATTCAGAGGACCAGAAACGAATGATAACAATGTACATCCTGTCTATAAAAGCATATGAGAATACAAGAAAAGGTTGGAAAGATACACGGTATGAGATACTAAGAACCGCTTCACAGGTCGATATAATTAAATGCTTGTCTGACATATGGGCAAGCATACGAGAAAGGAATGGGAAAATAAATGCGGAATAAACTTACACAGAAGCAAAGAACATTTGCTCATGCATGGATTAAAAACGGTGGGAATGATTATCAAGCCGCTATCGAAGCAGGATATTCCCCTGCAACAGCGAAGAACGCAAAAAAGAACATCATTGAAAAGCATGGAGTGAAAGAATATATAGCAGAACTACAAGCCAAAACAGACAAAGAAAATGGCTATGATATTATGAGTCTTGCAGACATACAGCGAAGACGGTCAATGATCGCCACTGGTGCGTTGCAAGATTCTTTTGGATTTACGCCAGACTTTCCAGATCAGTTAAAAGCCATGAACGACTTAGAAAAGGCTTTGACAGTGCAGGCAAAGGAAGAGGAAGAGAAGAAAGCAAGAGAAGAAGCATTAAGAAATAAAACGTACCACATGGACCTTGATATAATCCCCGATGTGTTCCACCCGATGATAAGGGATGTTAGGAATCATGGACATACAGAATATGTATTGCCGGGAGGACGTGGCTCTGGTAAATCCTCAACAATCCCCAATATCATTACAGAGCTAATGAGAAACAACCATGACATCCATTGCCTTGTTGTGAGAAAAGTATATAACACTGTAAAGGATTCTGTATATGCTAAAACCAAATGGGCAATAACAAAGCAGGAGTTCTCGGAAAAAGATTATAAATATACAAGCTCTCCTTATGAAATTACGATGAGAGACACAGGACAAAAGATATTCTTTCGTGGTGCTGATGATAAAGAAAAAATCAAGTCAATAGCACCAGAGTTTGGATATATAGGAATTGTCTGGTTTGAAGAATTAGACCAGTTCGCAGGACCCGAAGAGATCAGAAATATTGAGCAGTCCGCTATTCGTGGTGGAGATTTAGCATGGATATTTAAGAGCTTTAACCCACCGAAGAGTGCTAACAACTGGGCAAATCAGTATTTGCAAGAGCCAAAGGAAAACAGGCTCATTACAAGAAGTACATATCTGGACGTGCCGAAAGAGTGGCTAGGACAGCCATTTATTGACGAAGCAGAGCATTTAAAAGCAATTAGACCAGAAGCGTATGAACATGAATATTTGGGTATTGCTAACGGTAACGGTGGGGCAGTCTTTGAGTATGTAGAAGTAAGAGAGATTACAGACGAAGAAATAGCACAGATGGACCGTATATATCAAGGTGTTGACTGGGGATGGTATCCAGATAAATACGCATTTACGAGGACATACTACGATGCGGCAAGAGAAACAATCTATCTTATAGACGAGCATTGTGTAAACAAGCGGTCAAACGAGCAAACAGCCGACTGGATAAAGAAAAAAGGCTATAACGATTATGCGATCGTTTGTGATAGTGCAGAGCCTAAATCTGTAGAGGACTATAGGAACTTAGGACTTGTAGCACAGGCAGCAGTTAAGGGACCAGGGTCAGTCGAATATGGTATGAAATGGCTACAACGTAGGAAAATTGTGATTGACCCACGGAGAACACCATACGCATACAAAGAAATTACAACGTATGAGTATGATAGAGACAAAGACGGTAACATAATAAGCGGATACCCAGACAGAGACAATCATGCTATTGATTCGTTGAGATACGCATACAACAGAGTGATCATGAGGAGAGGAGAGAACGCATAATGATGATAAATCTAAAAGATGTAACTTGTATACAAATTGGAAATGTAATGTTAGGCATCAAGGATATAGAAAAAATATCTATCCATGATGGTGGGGTTTGGCTTACGATTAATGGAGATTTGATACAAGGAGATATAGAAACAAAAATCGGAAACGTTAAACTGATAGCGGTGGAATAGATGGGTATAATAAGCAGAATGAAAGAGATATTAAGTGCCCTTTTTAGACAAAGGGCAAGAGAAGAATTTAAAATAGACACTGCGACTAGCCCAGAGATGCAGAGGGCAATTGAAAAATGTGCATACATCTATAAGGGTAGTCCGTACTGGTTAGACAAGGACGAGCATATAAAGACTATCAACTTCGCAAAAGCTGTATGCAGTGAGACAGCACGCCTTGCTACACTTGCAATAGGCATAGAGATAGATGGCAGTGCAAGAGCTAATTGGTTGCAGGAGCAGATAGACAAAGAACTAGAACAGGTACGACATCACGTAGAATATGGCTGCGCATACGGTACAGTAGTATTAAAGCCTAACGGCTCAAGTGTGGACTTGATCACGCCAGAAAACTTTATTGTAACAGACGAAAGCAATGGAGAGATTCAAGGCATTGTGTTTGTACATAGAGAAATTTCTAGTGATGGCAGGACATACTACACCAAACTAGAATATCATAGGTACATCGAGGACGTGTATCAGATTACAAATCGTTGCTATGCTTCTAAGGATGCCAACGATACAGGAAAGCCAATTGACATAGACGAGACACCTTGGCGTGGAGAACTAGAAGATGTAGGACTTGCAAATCTGAACGGACAACGCCTGTATGCAGTTCTTAGGACTCCGCAGGCGAACAATGTAGACTTGCATTGTAGTTTAGGATTGCCTATTTTTTACGAAGCAATAGAAGAGCTAAAAGATTTAGACACTGCATACAGCAGGAACGCAACAGAGATATTCGACAGCCGAAGAATGTTGCTGCTAGACTCCGACAAGTTAATGGAGACTGGTACAAGGGTAAACAATACTCAAGATGGATTTGAGAGAAGCAAGAAGCGGTTGAGATTACCAGAGTACGTCAAGAACGTAAACAGCTCAGACATTAAAGGATTCTATCAAGAGGTAAATCCAAGTCTCAATACAGATACACGATTGACAGGAATCAATGCCCTACTGTCTCAGATTGGGTATAAATGCGGATTCTCTAACGGATACTTTGTGTTTAATGAAACGACAGGGATTCAGACAGCCACAGGCGTAGAAGCAGAGCAACAGAGAACGATACAGTTTATTAAGGACGTGAGGGACAAGCTACAGTTTTGCATGGATGATTTGATTGCAGCACTTAATATCTTTGCTGATCTGTACCAATTAGCACCAAGTGGACCGTATGAGACTTACTATGACTTTGGAGACATAACATACAATGAGGACGAGGACCGTTCTCGTTGGTATAGCTATGTTGTAAGCGGTAAGATTCCTTTCTGGTACTATTTAACAAAATTCGAGGGATTCAGCGAAGAAGATGCAAAAGCATTAGAAGCAGAAGCACAGCCAAAAGAACCCGACTTATTTGGTGCAGATGGAGAGGAGTAGAACATGGGCAAAAGTAGAATAGAAAAATATCTTGCATACCTTAGTGGCGAAGATGTAAAACTACCCGAACCATTTACAAAACAAGAAAAGCTGTTGTACAACATCTGCAAAAAGGGAGTTACAGGCAGTACAGAAACAGACAAAACATTAACGCAAGAGGGCAAGCCTGCGGATGCGGCAGCAGTTGGGAAAATGCTAGATGTGGCACTAATGGCAAAAGACCCCGAAGAATAGGCAGGTGGGATTATGTTAACACCTACCTATCTCTGGTATGTGCCAGAGAAAGCAGAGAAGCAGGCGGAAGAACTGCATAACAAAATTGTATCTGTAATCATCGAACGAATGATGATAAGGCTAGGACGTGGCGAAGATTACCTTTTTACTCCTATTGACAAGTGGCAAATGGATGTATTGCAGGATGCAGGGTATATCTTGCAGGCGGTACAGAAAGAGATTGCACAAACAACAAAGATAAGCATTGATACAATCGCACAAACAATGAAAGAAGCAGGTATAAAGGCTATAGAGTGGGATGATGCAGTGTATAAAAAGGCAGGTCTTGAACCAAAACCACTCGGGGAAAGTCCTTATCTACAACGATTGTTGCAGAGGAATTATGAAAAGACCAAGGGAGAGATGCATAACTACACTGGTACGATGCCGAACGCCTGCCACGACAACTACATAGATGCAGTGGATAAGGCATATAACCAGACAGCAAGTGGTACAACGAGCTACACAGAAGCTGTCAAAGAAGCTGTTAACGACATTATAGACAAGGGTGCAGACGTAACGTATCCTAGCGGTCGCAGAGACAGCATAGAGACAGCCACAGCAAGAGCAGTCCGTACTGGTGTAAGTCAGATGGCGGCAGATATTACAGACGCACGTATGGACGAGATGGACTGGGATATTATCCTAACATCTGCCCATCTGGGAGCCAGAATTGGGAACGGTGGGGACAATTTGACCAATCACTTCTGGTGGCAAGGCAAGTTTTACAGTAAAAGCGGTAATGACCCAAGATTTCCGCCTTTTTCGGTCTGCGGTATGGGAAACGTGCAGGGAATCCATGGGGCGAACTGCCGACACTCCCACGGACCAGGGGATGGAATAAATAATCCGTTCGAGGACTTTGACAGCGAAGAGAATCGCAAGGAATACGAGAAGAGAAAACGACAGCGAGAGCTTGAAAGACGTATTAGAAAGACGAAACGGCAGTTAATCGGCATGAAAACGGCTGTGGATAATGCAAAGGACGAAGCCTTAAAGCATGAACTTGACATGGAGTATCAGAAAAAGGCTGCACTATTGCAGAAGCAGAATCAAGCTTATAAAGATTACTGCAAGCAGAACAATCTTAAGACACAAAACGAAAGACTCAACACCGCAGGATGGGACAGAAGTCAAGCATCATCCGCTATAGGTGCAGCGACTAGGTATAATAACGCACGAGGTAAATAATTTGGAAACTATTAATCAATTCATGGTTGCGTGTGGGTGGATTATAACCATTGGTGGAGCTGTAGGCGTATTGTATAAAGCCTATAAGCATTACAAGAAGCCTACGGACGATTTAGAGCAACGTATAACGTCAATTGAGACAGACATTAAAGACATTAAGCAGAAGCTTAACAGTGACTACAACGCAATTAACAGCCAACAGGACGATGTTAATTTAGTCATGAAAAGTATGTTTAATTTGATTGAGAACAAAATCACAGGGAACAACATCGAGGGTCTAAAAAAAACCCGAGACGAGTTAATAAACGCACTGACAACACACGAGAAGTAAAGGAGAATAAGAATGATAATTAACGGTATGTCATTTTCAGAAGCATTTAAAGCAATGAAAGCAGGAGTAAAAGTCAAACTTCCATCTTGGGGAGGATATTGGTTTTGGGATGCAGAAAAAGAAACTATCATGATACAGTGCAGAGATAAAGACAACGGAGAAAAGGGAGATTTATTAGATATTAGAGATACAAAAATGGTGGAATACACACTAAACAATATCTTATCTAATGAATGGTTGATTGCAGAATAAGGAGTGAAAGTATGGCTAAATATGTAAAGAAGCCTGTTGAGATAGAAGCAATCACGTTTGATGAGCTTATGAGAATCGGAGCAGAGAACGCTGATACTGTGGTTAACGGTATGCCTGTTAAGTTTACATACAATGGTTATGCCATTAGACAATATGACAGCAATTCTTACACTATCCCAACACTAGAGGGAGATTTTCTCATGACAAAAGATGATATGCTTATCACTGGCGTAAATGGAGAAATCTATCCATGCAAGAAAGAAATTTTTGAAAAAACTTATGAAAAGTGTATTGAAAAATCCATAGTATAGAATTTACAATAATACTTGTAACAAATAATAGTTGTTGTTGAATAAATCATTTTTTACTTGCTAGTATGTGATTTGTTTCGAAAATTTTTCATGTTACAACCCTTTTTCTTATTGATTTTATAAAGTATAATACGGCAGGACTTCTCACGAGGTCCGTGGAAACATAGTTCAGTTGGTTAGAGCATCCACCTCATAAGTGGACAGTCACAGGTTCGAATCCTGTTGTTTCCATTAGCCACAAAAGTGGCGATCAATAGCATTTATTTTCTGACCCTTTATTGGTAGAGCTGTAATTTTTTTATACTCCTCCAAAAAACGTTGAAGCATCATGTTGTTGCATGGTGCTTTTTTCGTAAAAAAATTAGTAAAATGAGTAGAAAAAAAGAGCCTCAGTATCTTACAATAAAAGAGTAGATTGTTTTGATGCTCATGTGATTCAATCGACTAACCTCCTCACATAAGTTTTAAGAGAGAGTTAGAGGCTCAAGAGTGGTTCAAGTCCACTCTTCTCTTTTACCTTGGCTTAGGTTTATAAGCCTTAATCCATTACCGCAGACGAGCGGTATACAAATATCGTAGGAGGATATATATGCAGAATTACGAAAAGATTTTAGAAGATTTAGGAATCGAAATCCCAGAAGATAAAAAAGCGGATTTAAAAAAGAAAATGTCTGAAAACTACAAGACTGTAGCTGACTACAATAAGCAGGTAGAGAAAAAAGATGAATACAAAACATCTTTAGACGATGTACAGTCGAGATTAGCCGAATTAGAGAAAGAAGATGTTGACGGTCTTAAAGATAAGGTTGCAACATTGAAGCAGGAACTTGCAGACGAAAAAGAAGCAAGAGCAAAAGAAGCTAAGCAGACAGAGTTAAGAGACAAGGTAAAAGATTTCTTATCCGATAAAAAATTTGTAAATGCAATCACAGAAGACTCTATCCGCTCCCAGATGATTCAGAAATTAGAAGAAGAGAATGGGAAAAATGCAGAAGATGTATTTAAAGAACTTACTACTAAAGATGGAAAACCAATTGAGAATATCTTAGTTGATGAAAATAAAGCACCAGATGTCAAAATTCCAAGCTTTACAACTAAGTTCAACAGCGGAGAGCGAAAAAAAGGAACACAGAAGTTAAGGGAAATGTCTTTGGATGATAGAATGAAACTTAAGGCAGAGGACCCAGACTACTATGCAACCTTATTAAATGACAGATAGATAATACCGACTCACAATATGGAAGTGAGCCGCTAACCTAAAATCCCTTAATAGTTGTAGGTAGATGGGACAAAGATAAGTCCTTATCTATTCTTATTTAGGGTAGAAAGGACTTTTTTTATGCCAAGAACAGGAAGATTTGGCGGTTTTGATTTTGACCCAGAGGTTTTTTCTGAGTTTATGTCAGAAAACCCAACATGGAACGATGCAATTATTGCATCTGGTGTGTTAGCACAGGACAATACAATCATGGATTTAATCGGAGAAAAAGGAAATATCGCAACAATTCCATTCTATACACCGATTGATGAACAGGACTCACAGGCTTTAAACAACGATGGAGAAACAGATAATACGCCTGTTGAAATTGCAGGAAAGAAACAGACTTGCATGTTAATTCAGAGAATGAAAGCTTGGAAAGCAAAAGACTTTACAAAAGAGTTAACAGGTGCCGACCCTATGACTCATGTTGCAAACTCTGTTGCAAGCTTTTATAAGCAGGTAAGAACACGTGACTTAATGACTACAGTTGATGCAGTTTTAAGTCTGTCTGGGATGGAAAATCACATTACAGACTTATCTTTAACTGGCGAGGGTGCTGTTGGAGATGTAAACAAAATTGACGATACGACACTTATCTTTGCACAGCAGAAAGCTTTAGGAGATTCCGCTGACAAGATGGGATTACTTGTATTAAACTCTTACATCTACGCAAAGTACAAAGCAATGGGACTTGTTGACTACAACAAATACACTATTGCTAACGCAGTAGAAAGAGAAGTAAATCTTCCTACAATCGGTGGATTTATCCCACTGGTAACAGATAGATTTACAGTTGATACAACAGGAACAAATCCAGTATACAAAACTTATATGCTTGGTACAGGTTCAGTGTTGACTTGCGATAAGACAAACTATGAAAACCCTTATTATACAGACTATGACCCAGAAACATCTGCCGGTATCGAAAAGCTGTATACAAAGCAGGGCTATGTATTACATCCTAACGGATTCTCAATCAATGCTAATAAGATTGCAAAAGAGTCTCCTACAAACGCAGAGTTAGGAGCTAAAGCAAACTGGTCTTTAGCATTTAACCAGAAGAATATCCGCATGGGTGTTATTAAATCCAACGGATAAAAGGAGTGTGATTTCATGGCATACATTGACTATGAATATTACAAAAACCTTTTTGGAGAGAAAGCTATCCCAGAACAGGACTTTAACCGTCTTGTCTGGGATTCTTGCAAGAAGATAGATAATGCCACGACTGGTGTGGATAATGTCAAGAAACTAAAGATTGCTTTTCCTACGAATGAGGACGATACAGAAGCAGTGAAAAGATGTATCTGCGAACTTCTGGCGATCACTTATAAGATTGAGCAGGCAGAAGCAAGAGTCGAAGCATCACAGGGATACATTACCTTAGAAGATGGTTCAGTTATGAGTAAGCAGGTGGCATCTAAGAGTGCAGGAAACGAGAGTATAAGCTATGTGACTTCCAAAAATGCAGGCACAGCTACATTGATAGATAAGTGTCTGGCAGACAAAGAAGCACAAAAGCAGTTATACTCTGACACAATAAGAGACTACTTATCGGGTGTCGCAGATGCCAACGGAGTAAATTTGCTGTATATGGGAATGTACCCAAAGGAGTATTTATGAAAGATTGTAAAGTAAATATTTTAGGAACTACATATAAAATCAGATTCAGACACGAGAACGAAGATGAAAAACTGCAAGAATTAAATGGCTATTGCGATTATTCAAACAAAACAATAGTTGTTGCAATTTTTGAAAGAAGTGTAGATTCCGTGGAAAACCTTGAATCGGTTCAAAAAAGTTTGCTTAGGCATGAGATTATGCATGCTTTCTTATACGAAAGTGGTTTAGATGGACAGTCCTGCAACACAGATTGTTGGGCAAATAATGAAGAAATGATTGACTGGTTTGCTTTACAGTCTAAAAAGATTTTTAAAGCTTTTAAAAGAGCAGGTGCATTATAAACGGAGGGATACGATGTATAACGATACAATCACACTTTTTAATAGGTATGAAAGTAAATTGGGAGATACATGGTATCCCTCTATTTTGCATAATTGCAATCTTAACATGGATAAGGCAAGTATCATTGCCAAGTACGGCTCTGACTCACAGGACAATGCTGTATTAAACGTACAGTATAGCCTAAAAGACGGTAAAAAGATGGTATGTAGTAAATCATGGTTACCGCCTAAAGAATGGTCTAAACAGGCAAATGATAAGCTGTCAGAAGCACTTACATTTAGTTCTAAAGCGAATGGTTTTGACTTTTTTATTGTTGGAGAGTGGGAGAACGAAGAGCCGATTGCAGATGATGATTATATTGACGGATTTTACGAAGAGATGAAGCTTAAGTATGATTATGTCTTTGCGATTACTGGCAGTGCCTTTTACGACATAATTCCGCACTTTGAAGTAATGGCTAAGTAGGTGGTTATATGGCTAAAAAGAAATTAGGAAATGTCAATATCAATACATCTAACATGATTGCGAATATCAGCCTTGAAAGATTTGACGATCAGATACAACATGCTCAATTTTGGCTAGATAGTCAAATTATGACCGATATGGTCCCTTATATGCCACACGAAACAGGCACATTCATAAACGTAACGAGGGCAAAGAGTGCTTCTCTTGCAGGTACTGGGATGGTATGTGCAGGTACTGGACCGATGGGACGTTTTTTGTACTACGGTAAAGGCATGGTTGACGAATTAACAGGGTCTCCATGGGCAAGAAAAGGTGCTAAGAAAGTATTAGTTACAGAATTTGCAGGACATACCAACGCAAAAGTTGACTTAAGTTACCAGAATCCAAAAGCAACTCCAAAATGGTTTGAGACAGCAAAGAAGAATCACGGCAAAGCATGGGTTACTCATGTTAAGAAGCAGGCAGGAGGAAGTTAATGGCAGAAGAAAAGAAGCCAGTCAAGTACGACATTGATGGTTTTGACGTAATCACAACAGCATTGCAAGAACTGGTTAATCAATTTCCAGATTTGAGAGAGGGAGACGAAATTGCATTTTCTACATTAGATGATGCAAGCGGAAAAGCAATGTTTCCAATGAGTGGTGCAGTGATTGAAAGCGAAAAAGAGAGCATCACAGGACACGTCACGCAGGTTTGCTTATATCCGTTTTGTGTGATATATCGTGCAAGCGGTACAAAACCAAAGAGAAAAGCAGATATTAAAGAGTGGTTGGATAACCTTGGTAAGTGGTTAGAAAAGCAAGCAATCACGATTAACAATAATACATATAAGCTAGAAGAATATCCGGCTCTGACAGGCGATCGAAAGTTTTTGACGATTGACAGACAGACACCTGCATATTTGGACAGCACAAACGAAAACAAGTCTGAAAAT